CGCAAAAAGGACGCATTGCTCCAAGTGCCGCCAGAGGCAAAGTCAGAGTCCAGTTGCAAAGCCGCCAAGGTACCGCCGGGGTTGGTGGACGTGCCACCAATAGTTGCACGAATGGCGTTGGCCGCGCCGCTGATAGTACCGCCAGTGTTGACCGAGGTGCTGACGTGTGCGCCGTTGATGGTGCCGCCTGTAGCGCCGTTAGCGCCAGTTACGCGGGTCAAAAAACGAGCAGTTTCACCAGAGCCAGTCGAAGTAAAGGTCAGCCGGTTAAAGTTAAGACGAGTGTCGCCCGACGTTGCCGAAGTGGTGGCATACGCGCCGTTTAGGACACCAGCAGAAGTGATCGCAATTGGATCGTTAGCTGCGCCAACTTGGAACGAATCCAGTTGGGGATCGGCGTATGCAACGCCAATGGGTTTGTTATTTGCCATGATTAAATTCCTTTATCAGTTCCAAAAGGGAAAAATGGGGGCAAACGCCCCCATTAGGTTTAGGCCATTTTGTACACAGTGTACGCAGCGTCGCCGGTTTTAAGGAACCGGAACATTGCGCTAGTTGTGATCGCCAGCGCAACGAAAGCGTTGCCGCCGTCGGTGATGCCGGTAGCGGTTGCCAATGTCACAGTGCCCGAAGAACTGCCAATGTTGACAATGCTTAGGTCAAATGTGCTGCCAACAGTAGCGTTGGGAACAGCAGCGTCGATCAACGCAGCCGTAGGCAGCGTGTAGACAGCAGCCGTAGCCGACGGGTTTGCAACCAGCATCTGGTTGACCACTTGAGCAGCAGTCAAAGTTGCGGTTGCGGTTGCGGTTTGCGGTGCAGCCATTGCACTCATAAGGGTTTCTTGACGGTTGCCAGCACCGACTTGATAACCACCTGCGCCATTAGGTAAAGCCATGATAATTTCCTTTAAAAAAGTTACGAAATGAAGCCCCCGAAGGGGCATTCAAGATCAACCCCAAATGCGGCAGGCCATTTGTGGACGAATAGTACTAAAACCGTACAAGACATCGATACGACAGGGCATCCGGTCGTTGTTGATATCGTACTGGCGAACCACACGCAAGCTGATGCCATTGTGGACGGCACGAGCAGCCATGTCTACGCCCTGGGGCAGCAACAAGTCAGCGGTAGCGAACGTGATGGCGTCCTTGTGGTAGACCAAGTTCTGGGGGTACTGAGTTGAAGCAGCGCCCACAAACACCACGGCCTTAGCGTTAGCTGGCAAAGTCAGCATGGTAGCCAAAGCATGGTTGGCCGAATACATTGGAGCCACGGTCACGGTAGCGGTGGTGGTGGCAGTCGTTGATGCCAAAGCCACGAACTGGAACAGCGAGCCGGTGGACTCACGGGTCTGTGGGTTCACAGCAAAGCAGTCAGCAATCGTGAACACGTCGCCAACAGCGATGGTTTCACCAGTACCAACAGTCAGCGTCAGCGTCGCAGAGCCTTCAGCGGTCACAGCGGCAGCAGTGACGGTGCCGGTAGCGGCGCGGGTGCCAGTGGAGTGCTGCTTGATCGACTGAGACATGTTGATCTCGTCAAAGCCCAACACGCCCATGCCCATCATGCCGTTCTTGAATTGGCGGCTGATGGTGTCGGTGGGGTTGAACAAACCCTTCATGCCTTCGACCAAACCAGCGTTAGCGGCGGGGTTGACGGTGGCATAACGGGGGCTCATCACAGCGGCGTTCTCGTTCAGCTTCTGCTGGGCTTGCAACAGCACCAAAGAAGTCGCGGGAGTGGTGCCTGGAGTGCCCACGGTGTTGCCAATGGATTTGTAAGCATTGGCGACGTCGGCATCGATGGAACTGGCCAACTGGCTGATACGAGGCTTCAACACACGCTCTGCGAAGTCATCCAATTGCATGGTCAATTCAGCAGAGGTGAAGTTGACACCAATGTGCTTTTGGCTGGCCACGGTCAAGGTGGTGAACTGCTCGTTGTCGTCTTGAACTTGCAAGGCGGCACCGTCGGTCACCAGAGCGCGGTCAGGCAGACGAATACGCAGGGTCGAACCAATCTTGGCACCTTCAACAGCAAAGCTGTCGTCGTACTGACGGTTCACGTTTCTGGTCAAAACCAGGTTGTTTTCGAGAATCTCAAGCGCTTTGCGCGTGATCATGTCGATGGTTAAGATACTGTTAGCCATGGAAAAAATCCTTTAAAAATTTAGCGGGTTGCCTGCATCTTTTTCAACTGTCGGGCTCGTTCGGCATCAATCCACTCTGAGGCACTCATGGTCTTGGTAGACCGTGGGTCAGTCGTGTCATAAGCCGGCGCTCCAGAGGAGCGAGCCGTCACGGGAGAAATCGGTGCTGGCGCAGACGTTGTTTTCTTGACCGGGGGCGCTGAAACCAATTTGGCTTCAATTTTCCCAATCTCTTTCGCCTGGCTCAAGGGCGTCATGCGTGAGATACGTTCCGCTTCTTTAGGGTTAGACCCGAGGTAGTACGCTAACTCAGGGCCAATCTCCGAAGACTGAATCGTTTCAGCCATCACGTTCGTAACTGGAAGTTTGGGGTTGTAGGCGACTTGTTCAAAGTCGTCATACTTACTCCGCGCTTCTTCCTCAAGATCGTGGTAGCTCTCAAGAACTTGCGACTGCTGCCTGGCTTGGTCACGCTTGGCGATCAGCTCTTCTGCCTTCTGGAGGGCCAGTGCTTGCGCATAGGCTTCAGTAGACTCAAACTGGTCAGCGGATGCTGCCGGGGCTGCTTGTAGCGTCTGTTGTTCAGACTGACGCTGCGCTTGTTCTCGTTCCCACTTACGTTGCTCTCTTGCAAGGCGTTTGCCAATAGCTGCATCCAGTTCTTCTTGGGTAAAAACCCTAGAAGATTCTTTCTGCTCATCAGCGACTACCGGCGTACTTTCAACAGTCTCAGGAGTGGCCGTCACTTCCGTTGCTGGCGCGGAGTCTACTTCCGCTAGGTTTTGTTGGACTTCTTCAGTCATTTCAATGAATCCTAAGATTCCCCGGTGAACCTCGCCGGTAAGGGTTTGTCAGCATTATGCTGGAATTTGGGCCGCTTGGTAAGCGGCAATTACTTTAGCCGTATGCACCGCAGCGCAAATGGCTTTCACTTTGGCGTCTTCGGCGCTGTAATCAGCACCAGGCACAACAACGTGGCGGTGAAATGCTCCGCTAAGTTGCGCGCCGTCTTCCATGATGGCAGTCTTGGTGCGGACTTGCACTGAACCATTTTCAATCACTTCAATCAGATCAACAGATATAACTTTTTCGAGTGCCATAATATTTCCTTGTTTCCAGTTTGACCATCCAGCCAAGCATTAAGGTTTCCAGTTGTCCGAACTGGTACGGTTTAGCAATCAGTTGCGCCAGCAAATTCTGGCAGAGTTTTTAAATGCTCATAGACTTGAGCCACAAAATTCTTTGACCCATCCTCCACAGAAACTGGAACGTCATATTGTCTTATGAATTGTTGTGCAGACCCCGAAAAATTAACGGTTGCTTGCAAGTTTGATTTGTTTCCGGCAATAGAAACAACCTTGATATACGCAGAAAATTGAACTTTTTGAGTTCCATTTTCAACGTTACCAAATTCAGTTTGAACTATCACCAAACCTTCAGCTTCAATAATTTTACGCAAAGCCATGATCTATTCCTTATTGGTCATTGATTACAGATTTCAAATAAACAGTCGTGCCATCAAACACAACAAATGTTGCAACAGATGCCTTGTTATTTGTGGGTTTTACAAAGGCAGAAATGCCCTTATACATCGTGTCCCATGTCACTGTCCCCATAGTGCCACCAGAGTTGTTTTGAACCATGATGGTAAATTCATCCCCCCAGCGCCATTTAAGTGGGTTGGCAATTTGAAAAGCTGCATTTGTTGCAACAGGAATCAAAAATAAACTTCCTAATTGCAATTGAGGCGTTGCAAAACCTCCAGCACCAGCAGGGTCTTGCAACCAGTTTTGTCGCAAATTTATTGGGCCAGCCAACTTTAACCGACCTGTTTGCGACCCATCAGGATTTACCGCAAATGGCATATCGTAAACAGTTGTGTTTACAAACTTCATGGCGGTGTCTGTAACATCTGAACAGGTAATTGTTGTGGGGTCAGTAATTCCAATGTTGCCGCTAGTTGGGCCAATGTAATTACCAAAACAATTAGTTACGCTGCTGATATTGACAGTTGAAGTTTGATGCAAAAAAGAAACGTTGTCTTTGATTACGACATTTTGCGCTTTTACTAGTTGAATGGCATAAAGATTTGTGACGATTGGGACAGACGCAAAAGTTCCACCAGAAATAAGGTTTCCGCTAATTTCACCACCCAACAATGCACCCACATAAATGTCGCATCCGTAAGCATTATTTGTTGAGTTAAAAATAAAACGGTTGTTGCGAACTGAAACGCCATAATTGGATTGCAATGCGCTTGATGCAATGATGGCTATGCCAGTTTGTACGTTTAAATCGATGTAGCAACCTTCAATGCTAACGGCATTTGAATCTTGCACAACAATGCCATTGGCTGAACAATCGTCAGCCCAACAACCCATCATGCTCAACCCTTCACACAGGTTGAATACCCAGGCATTTGTGGTTAACGTTCCAGAATAGCATCCACTAATTGAAGTGCCTTGTGCAAAATTAAGTTGCACACCTGAGTTTGTGTGTGCATCAAATTCAGAATTTGTAATTGCAATATTGTCGGAAGCATAGGTCGTGTTACCAATCAACAACCCGTGTTGTGTACCAGTATTGACTTGGGTGCTTAACATTCGGAATACAGATACACGCCCAAAATCAACCTGTGGGTATGTCCCTGATAAACCATTGTTGTTTATGAAACAACCAGTAATAAAAATTTGGGCAGAAGTTTTTGTTGCATCATAAAACCCATAAATACCTTGTTGCCCATTGTTTACAATACGCAAGTTTTCCATTACGCAACGGGCAAAACCATCAGCCAAACCAACGCTAATGCCTCGACCTGATGCGGCATTGCCTTTGATCGTAAAATTTCGTAAAACAACCCCTTCGGTATTGCCGCCCGTCAATGCGGTTTCCATCACAATGGCATGACCACCGCTTGCACTTGTGTTGTAAATGGTGCTTGCAATGCCTTCACCAAACAAGGTAAATCCACGATGAATGCCAGGGCCACCGCTAATCATCAGGCGGCTTGTGATTACATAAACACCAGCGGGAAGAAAGAGCGCCGCACAATTACCATCAGCATCAGTTTTGGCAAGTGCGGCATCAATTGCGGCTTGCAAAGGTACAGTTACATCACCTGTGCCAGCTTGGACATTTGCAATTTGTGCGGGGGTCATAAAATCCAACGCATTCAAGGTTTCGCCTTGAATCATTGAATAAGTGACTTTTGTAAGTGCCATTATTTATCCTTAAATGTAATACATGATTGATGCTTGTATCACCGCACCATCACCAAAAATGGCAGGGCCATCAGTAACGTTTACTCCAGCAGCAGTTTGGCTAATAAAACTTACTTCAGAAAAAACATCTGCATACACACCCAAATACAAAACATTAGTAGCAAGACCTGCCCAATAAGACATTGAACCAGCGTGGCGAATAGGGCTACTAGGCGTAAAAGGCAAACCAGTAACTGTTGTTGTTGACCCAGTTAATAAAAGAAGTACGTTTAAATTAAAACGCACATGAACAAGATTGCCAACTTTTGTGTAGTTTCCTGATCGTGTGTTATATGTTGCAGTACCGCCCAAAGATGGTGTCCAAGTGCCTTCTTCATAGTCAGCCAGCAATTCACTTGTGCCTGTGCCTGATGTGGCGGCAAAGTCAACTCCAAAGCCACTTGCAGGAATTACATTTCCCGACAGTTTAATATTTCCAACAACTTCAAATTTTTCAGTAGGGTTTGACAATCCAACACCTACACGGCTGTTTGTTGCATCTGTGCAAAACAAGTTGGCATCTGTGTCGCCTTCAATCCGCACATTAAACACTGCACCGATCTCGTTAATTACAAGATTGCTTGTGCCAATAATCATCTTTTCAGTTAACGCGCCAGCAGTTGCAGTCTCAAAGTGAATCTGGCCCTGTTCAGCAGTTGACGTTGGGCTAAGAATAGATGCGTGAATTAAACCGTAGGCTTGTTTGTTACCTGCTGAATCTTCACCGTTAAATTTAATTTCGCCAAGGGTGTCAGATGCCGCTGGACTTGCTGAGTCTCTGTATAACTCAAGTAACGGTGCGGCTGTTGCACCAGCATCGGTTGAAGTTAAGGTCATACCCAAAGCATCAAAAGATCGACCAGCAGTCAAGTTAGCAACAGACACTTGTTTGGTTGTGCTGCTTTGAACAATAGGCAATACTTCAGTCCCCGCAAGTGGGGTTGTTGACGCAGGTAATGCTGAAATTTTGGTGTCGGCCATGATGGTTCCTTAATTGAACATGACTTCAATGGATGAAGTAATAGGCGGGGCTTGTGAAAATGTCAGCGATGTGCCTGACACCGTATAAGTGTTTTTCTGTTGA